TAAAAGTGTCAGCAATAATATCGATTATGATGTAGTTTTTATTGACGGCGATCACAGCTATGAAGGGGTTTACGCAGATCTTGAAGCGTGGTATGATAATCTAGCGAGAGGCGGTCATGTATTATTGCATGATTGTTATGTAGGTTATTATATACAAGAAGCACTTATGGATTTTACCCTCAATAAAAATATACAATGGCTTATCTCTCCATTCCATTCAGTTGATTATTGGTCATATGATAATGGAACAATAGCGCATTTTCGAAAGTTAGAGGATTAAATGTCAGACATCTCAATTGAAAATCTTATACTCAGTAATTTGCTATACGACGAAAATTATATTCGTAGTGTACTACCGTTTCTTAAAGAAGAATATTTTGTCAATCATGAACAGCGCATTACTTATAGTTTGATCGACAAATATTTTACCAAATACAACTCATGCCCATCACGTGAAGCATTAAAGATTGAGCTTGATGAATTGGCTCTTAATACTGATACTCATGCTTCTGCTGTACAATTAGTCACATCTTTGTCAAAGACAGACACAGATGAAGAGTGGCTAATGAAGCAGACAGAGAAATATTGTCAAGACAAAGCAATCTATAACGCCATTATGGAATCGATTCAGGTGATCGATGGGAAGTCAGACAAAGATAAAGGTGCATTGCCTGAGATTCTTGCTGATGCACTCGCTGTGTCCTTCGATAACCATATTGGTCATGATTTTCTCGAAGATTTCGAATCTCGTTATGACTTCTATCACAAGAAAGTAGAACGTCAGCCATTCGACCTCGATTACTTCAATCGTATCACTCGTGGTGGTATTCCTCGCAAAACACTTAATGTAATCCTTGCTGGTACTGGTGTAGGTAAGACACTGATGATGTGTCACTTCGCCGCTGCTAATCTCATGCAAGGTAAGAACGTATTGTATGTTACCTTAGAAATGGCTGAAGAACGTATTGCTGAACGTATCGATGCCAATCTAATGGGTGTACCACTCAATGATCTCGCTACGTATCCAAAAGAAACGTACGAGACCAAACTCAATCGTGTGAAAGGTAAGACAGCAGGCAAGCTGATCATTAAAGAATATCCTACTGCCTCTATCGGCAGCGGTCATCTTCGCCATCTACTCAATGAGTTGAAGCTGAAGAAGAATTTCATACCTGATATTATCTACATCGATTACCTCAATCTGTGTGTATCATCGCGTATCCGTATGGGTGCCAATGTCAACACATATTCCTATGTCAAAGCAATTGCCGAAGAGCTAAGGGGACTTGCAGTTGAATTCAACCTACCGATCTTTACAGCAACGCAGACGAACCGTACAGGGTTTACATCATCAGACGTCGGCCTCGAGGACACTAGCGAGTCCTTTGGATTGCCCGCTACTGCGGATTTTATGTTTGCCGCCATATCTAACGAAGAACTTGAGAGCCTCGGTCAACTCCTCATTAAACAACTCAAAAACAGATACAATGACCCCGGTCTCCATCGTCGATTTGTCCTCGGCATCGACAGATCAAGAATGAAGTTGTATGATGTAGAGCAGAATGCACAACAAAATATTGGACCTGATATTGCTGATAAACCAGTGATGGACAATACGGAGTTTGGTGAAGGACTGAAACGTGAACGATTTGATAAGACGGTATTTGACTCATGGAAATGAAACGAATCAAATTTAAACACTGGCAAGATGAGAATAAAGAGCTCATTGAGGTAGGTCATCTACCTCCTTCTCTCAATAATCCTCAGTCAGATAAATATGTACTGCAAACACCGCGCGGTGATTTTGTTGACATCCGTAAAAATACAGTCGTGGAGATAGAAGATGTCGATTGATTATAAATTTAATGAAGAGGAATTAGTTAACGAGCTAGCTGACTATATTGACTCAACTTATGATCAACACTATGCGAAAGGCAAATTTCAAGCGACTGAGTTTATCATTGATGGCGGTCATGGTGAAGGATTCTGCCTAGGCAACATCCTCAAGTATACACAGCGATACGGCCAGAAAGATGGTAAGAATCGTAAGGATCTGATGAAGGTATTACATTACGCTCTCATGGCTCTCCATGTACACGATCTGGAGCATCAGGAACCTACAGATTGGCGTGATATATCCCAATGATCTAAAAATGTAAATATTTACCTAAAATAGTCTAAGAAAATCTCTAATCAAATCAATAACTTGCATCAGCCCAAAAAGTCCAATCAAATCAATAACTTAGAAGTGTACATATCCGGCCCCTGAGGTATAATGGTACCTGTAAATTAGTAAAGGATATGAAACATGGTTGATTTTGATCGAGTTGAACGCAAGCTGACTGGCTGGACTGAGTCTGAGTGGGAAGGCTGCCGCGAAAACTACGCTGAGTACAAAGGTTCACTCGGCCCTGAAGCTACTAAAACTTTTCGTGAGTTTGCTTTCGGTATCGCTGCTCAAAATGTTCTTTTCGAAATGATTTCAAATGGTGAGGTATCTCTCTAATGGCTAAGCAACTTTACATTTCTGAGTTTTTCGGTGACACATACAGCGGTGGCAACACCATTCCTTGGGACGCTGCTGCTAACTATTTTCGTAAGGCTAGCCACTTTGGCATGACTTATTCTGATGGTGATGGTCTACTCGAAAACTTGATTGGTTTCGAAAAGTTCTATGACACAATGTTGGTTGAGTGTTCTTCTGATGATAGTGTCTACGAGTGTGAAGACGACTTCTTCTCAGATTATTGCTGGGAAATCTGTGCCTTTAATGTTCTTTGCGAAGGCTTCGGTAAACTCTTTGCACCGAAAGCTGCATAAATAAAAAGGAGGTATTACCTATGAAACAATTCGCATTTATTCTTATGTTATTACCGATGGTAGGTTGTACGACTTATGCTAACTCTACCTATAAGGACAATTCTACAGCTGATCAACGACAGATCGAAGCTACAGGTGCAGCTGCGGTAGAAGCTGCTAAGTCTAATACAGACAAAAATGCAGATATAGATATTAAGGGTTTGCAAGTTAGCCATAATACTCATCATCAAGCGGATGTGACGATGCCACCGGCACGTGGTCGATATGTTGTTTTCGGCCCTGACGGCAAACGTGACCACCGTGCAGAATTAAGATTGCTGGGTGACTATCAAAGGAAGAAGAATAATGGTCGCGGGAATTATGGTGAATATACCAAAAACCGAGTAGATCGGGAATTTGACCATCGACTAAAGCGAAAGATCGATGCTGAGGTCGATCGATTTATGGATAAAATATTCTAATGAATGAAAAACTTATTAGATGGATTAAGATCATATTGTTAACACCAATTGTTCTTATTTGGGACGTCACATATTTCGTTATTGAAAAGTTATACAAAGGTGCTACTTGGATTGACGAAAATGGCGGTAGATTAATCGAAGATTTTATAGAGGAAATATAATGGCACAAGTAGCTAAACTTCCGTTGGACACAATGAACAAGGTTTTGAACGTATTAGGAAATATGCCGTATGGGCAAGTAGCCGATTTGATTCAAGAAGTACGACAACAAACTGAAGTCGTAGAAGAAACAGATCCGCCTGCTGATTCGGGCTCTGAGTAATGACTGGAGCTGAAGTAATTCTTGGTACTATAGGTTTAGGAGCAATATTTTTGCAAACTTTATTCTATTTGTTTTTTATTGGTGTCGTCATTTGGGCACTCATCACTTTTGCTTCAGCAATCTTTAAATTTATTTGGTATGGACTTGTATCTGTGTTCGCTCTTGGAGTGCTCACATGGTTACTCGTCTTATAACGTTATGTTTATTATTATCCTCTTGTGCTCTCCGGCCGCCTGACGACTGGGGAGTTACTATTGAGGACATGGAAGGAATGGGAAATCCTGACATCGATGAATGTCAGATCACATTCGACGGAGAAGTTCCGATGGTTCCATGTACTATTGAGTTGAATTTGGAATGGGAAATTTAAAACACACGATCGGCGACGCAATAACACACGCTGAAAAAGGTATTCTACTCTTCGTTGTATTCGGCACCATATGGGCGGCTGGAGCAGACATCTTTACGATGTTTACAACGCAAGGTAAGATGGTTTTAGGTGATCTATTCCTACTCTTCATCTACGCAGAGATTCTCGGTATGGTCGCGGCATTCTATAAGAGTGAACGTATACCAGTATCACTACCTCTCATCATTGCCATGACTGCTCTGACGCGTATGATCGTGCTACAGACAAAGAGCAATGAACCAATCAACATTATCTACGAGTCAGCTGGTATTCTCATTCTCGCAGCTGCCGCTTATATTATGACGAAGAAGGATTATATATCTTTGAAGAAAGGTGATCTTCGTGAAAGTCATTGATGGTATTTTAGATAAACAAGAATTGAATTTCGCGCGCGAAGAATTTAGACAAAATCTAGGCAAAGGCTGGATAGTAAACAAATTTGTATGGCAAAATCTTTTACATGAAGGCCATAGAGGGTTTGTGTTGATGCGTGATGTCAGTGATGAATTATATTCTATTGTTAGCAAAAAGATTAAAGAGCATGTACAATATACCGATAAACCTGGTATGATGTTCTATATGTGGAACGAAGGTTCAGGAATCAATTGGCATCATGACGATCATGTTGATAAAGCGTGTACCATATATCTAAATGATTGGCCTATCGATTTTGGCGGTCAATTTGTTTACAAAGATGGTGATGATCAACGCATCATACCCATAAAAGCAAATCGTATGGTAGTCAATGATAATCACATTGAACATAAAGTTACATCTGTGAGAAGAAGTGAAGGAATAAGATTTACAATACAGGTTTTTGGAAAATGAATCGATTCATCATTGAAGAAACACCACAACGATGTGCACAGTCACATTGCGACAAACACGTACCGAAGATGTACGTCGAAGAAGGACAGATGCTTTGCACTGCCCATCGACTGCTTGATGGCACACTCGAGTTCGTGCCAGCACTCGATAAACAAGGCAATCAGGTTTATCTTAAGTCTGGTGAAAAGCGCATGAAGAAGCATTGGCGACTTCCTGATCAACGCGAAGATGTATTATATAAAGCCGCACATATGAAGCATCCTTGTACTGAATGGGCTATGGAGACGGCAGGCAATTATATGTGGGCATATCAGATGTTCCTCTACCTCGGTATTGAGTACAACTACCGATACAACAAGTATCACAAGACAGACGAGCTTGATGGTTGGTTGTGTTTTCCTCCTGATAATATCAACCCATCTACAGAAATTACGCCTATGCCTCTTGCAATGGGTTCTAATCCCGAATGTATCAATCCAGACGATGTGATGGGTTCTTATCGCGCATTCTACCAAACCAAGCAAGAACGTTTTAAAATGGTTTGGACTAAAAGGCCTGTACCTGAATGGTTCGAATACTCCGCAGCATAAATAGTTACATACTATTGCGGAGGTCAACATGGCTAGCAAAACCAAAGTATCCGAGTTGGATGCTGATTTTATTACGCGTGCTACACAAGTCACGTCATTTAATATTCGTGGTGCAGATTTTGAATCTCTTAAATATAAAAATGAAATTCAATATCTGTATGCCACATATATGTTCAAGGGATTTGATCTGTCTAAAACAATCAAAGGTATGGAT